ACTGTGTGTCCCGGATCAGCTTGCCGGTCATCTCCATGTCAGCACCACAACAATCACGGCAATGGCGGCCACGATGTACAGGGTAAAGTCTGCGGCCGCCTCTGCCCGGCGCTTGACCTTGTCTTCCAGCAAGGCGCGCTGCAGCAGCAACATGGAGTCACTCATCTCAACCCGCTGCGGCGGGTTGTATTCCTTGCCGATCTCCACCTTGCCGGTGTTGTATGGGACTTGTTTTTTCATGCTGTTTCTCCTGTTGCTTTGGCAATGGTGGCTTGATGTCGTGGCTTGATAGGCGGTCTGTTGTTGACTTTTAAGAATGCGTTTATCCATTCGATTGGCACATCCCATTTGTCAAATTGATCTCTAGGAATTTCGAGGTAGTCCATCAGTCTGTGCTTAAACCCTGCCAATCCATCGCGTCCTGCGCCGAGGCGTTTGGCTTGTGCTACTGTTGCTTTCATATACTTTATCTCCTGGTTAAATACGGGCCAGCAGATTGGACACCTGGCTGGGGTGCCAGACCTGGCCACCGCGGGGTGTCTCGACGCAACGGGCAGTCAGCACCTGGGCAATGTCGCGCAGTGTGCTGGCGCCAGACTTGGCAATAATGTCCTTGACTACTGGGCCAATGCGTTCGGCATAGGCGGCGGCCTTGGCCTTGATCTGCTGTACGCCGATGGCGCCAGCGGCCGCCAGGGTGGGGCTGCCAAGCACCTGGCCACGGGCCTTGGCTGCCTGGAGGGCGGCCTTGGTACGGTCAGAGATCTTCCGGGCCTCCCACTCAGCAAACACGGCGGCCATCTGCAGGAAGGTGCGGTCAGCCTCGGGCATATCGGCGCAGACGAAGTTGACGCCAGACTCAAGCAGGCCGGTGATGAAGTGGACATTGCGAGCCAGCCGATCCAGCTTGGCAATGACCAGGGTGGCCTTGGTGGACTTGGCCTTGGCCAGTGCTGCAGCAAGCTGCACACGATCATTCTTGCGGCCCGACTCCACCTCGGTGAATTCGGCCAGCAACTCAGCTTGGCCAATGTGACGGGCCACGGCATCACGCTGGGCCTCAAGGCCAAGGCCTGACTGGCCCTGGCGGTCTGTGGATACACGGTAGTAAGCTACGAATTTGGACATGATCAACTCCTGCTTCCTTACACGATTGCACCATGCTATCGTTGCGAAGAATTGTACATCAACATGGTTTTGAACCGTCAACATATTTCCGACTAAAGTGTGGGGGCTTTACTTTTTTGACAACCCGTTCCTAGAATGCTTGCGCCCAGCAATCACCTACACACACACCTATGAAAACACCACCCAAGAAAGCAATCTTCATCAGACTGCGACAGGACACCCTTGAGATGCTAGACCGAGCCTGCAAAGCGCAGACCCGCAGCCGGAGCATGATGGTTGATGTCATCCTGCAGGAGACACTCACCCGTCAGTACGCCGACCTCAATGCCAGACTCAACAACCTAGTGGGAGCGCCGCAATGAATCCACAAGAAGCAAACACACTACTGGACATGGCCAGGGCAGGCCTGGCGGTGCCAGCCGAGGTGATCTCCTGGGCGCTCACCGTGACCGGAGATCTGCTGCAAAACAATTGGGCAGCCAAGGATGACATCGAAGTCTTTGTCGAGGCCATGCGCCGGGAAGGCCTGCTGTGACCGCAACCATACTGGCGCTGGATCTCGGCACCACCACAGGCTGGGCCTGCAGGCCTACCAATGGCCCTGTGGCGCACGGTTGGGCATCATTTAAGCCTAACCGCTACGAGGGTGGCGGGATGCGCTACCTGCGCTTCAAGAAGTGGCTGGGCGAGATCAGTGCCAGTGTGGGCGAGATCAATGAGATCTATTTCGAGGAGGTCAGGCGGCACAGCAGCACTGATGCGGCTCATGTCTACGGTGGCCTGATGGCCACGCTGACTGCCTGGTGCGAGGCCCACAATGTTGCCTACCAGGGAGTGCCTGTTGGCTCGATCAAGAAGCACGCGACAGGCAAGGGCAATGCAGGCAAGCCGGAGATGGTGCAGGCCATGCGTGACCGCGGCCACCCGGTGACCGATGACAATGAGGCAGATGCAATCGCCCTGCTGTACTGGGCGCTGGAGGAGCAAGATGGATCTTGAGCATATGAGCGATGAGTTCAGAGACGGGTATCAACTGGCCACCCTGCACAACAGTAGCAAGCTGCACCGGCTGCAGCAGGAACTGGACGCCTTGATGGAGCAGTTGCACATTGAGCGCGGCCATGTTAAAGATCTGAAGGAACTGCTAGACCGCATGAGGGCTATGATGCTGGGGTTGGAGAACAGGGCATGACCACAATCCTCTGCCCGATGTGCGGCCGAACCAAGAACAGGCTGGGCTGCAGAATAGTCTTCTGGCTGGGCGCCAGAACCTGGATCTGCGGCCAGTGCTACGCAAAGAGGAGTAAAAGTGAGTGAGGTAGTTCTTACATTCTCAGAATTGCTACTAGGCTCCAGTGCTGGTTGCATGAGACAAGTTGAAAACATCAAGCTAAACAGAAAAGACGCCTACGGCGCAGGCACTCACAATGACTGGCAACTGAACATTGAGGGTGTACTGGCAGAGATGGCACTTTCCAAATATCTTGGAGTCTATTGGAAAGGCAAAGGCGAGTTCAGGGAAACTGATGTCGCTGATGTGGATGTAAGAAGCACCGGCCACCAAGCTGGTTGCCTGATTCTCCACCCAGAGGATCCAGATGAAAGAAAGTTCTATCTACTTGTCGGATCCTGTGGAAAGTACCGTGTCGCCGGATCAATTATGGGACATGAGGGGAAGTCTGAGGAGTTCTGGTCAGATCCTAGCGGTAAAGGGCGCTGGGCCTATTTTGTGCCGCAGTCAAGGTTGAGGCAAACTTGAAGCCACTGCGCCCCTACAGGCCGCCCTCAAACCGGCCCAGCCCCGATATGCCTGTGCTGCTCAAGGCAGAGGCACGGGAACTGCTGACTCACTGGGAACTGACCAAGGACAAGGCATTCGTGGACGCCAGGCTGGCCACGGTGGACAAGCGGTATGCCAAAGGCTGTGAAGAGGTTGTCAGACGGTACATGAGGATGATCAGGCATGACCGTGACGCTTGACAATGTGGTGCCGCTGCAGATCCCCAAGAAGCCCAGGATCAAGCTGCACGAATCGCCACCAGACCAGCGCAGACTCTGCGTGGTGCCAATACGCGCCTGCATTGACAAGCAGATCACGCTTGGCATGATGCGTACCTTTGTGCTGATCTGCAGCTACATGAACCGCTCAGGAATCACCTGGGTGAGCCAGAACACATTGGCATCCAAGCTGGGTATCAGCCAGCAAGGCATCAGCAAGCACCTGATCAAGCTGGTCAAGGCGGGCTACCTGGAGGTCATGCGTAAGCCCAGGCCAGGCGAGCGCACAACCACCTGGCGGGTGATCTTTGACCCCAACATCTCAGGCGAGGATGCCATCAGCCTGGTCAGCACCATCGAGGACACCAGACCGCCCTGGATGAAGGAGGAACAGGCCTCAGCACCAGACCCAGCAGGCCAGCGCAGGATCGCTGACCTGGTGGCCAAAGCACTCAACCAACCACCCAGAAAGGAACCAACCATGCCAGCAAAAGGACAGTCAAGGACGGTACAAAAGATGAAGGAAGACATCGCCAAGGTCAAGTCAAGGAGGTCTAAGACACAACCTTCAGAGGTTGTATCTAATCCTGTGGATAACCCATCACACACACAACCTCCAGAGGTTGTACAACCAATTGATCTCCAGGCACAACCTTTTGATGCAATTTCTACAACCTCCAGAGGTTGTGCCGAACGAGAAGAACAAGGTATAGATAAGGTTGTTATGTACAACCAGGTTGTAAAAGAACTTTACATAAGTCGACAACAATTTGAAGAGCATTTGGAGTGCATCATCGAAGCCTACCGGATCGAAGGCCTGACCCCGAACCCGGACAGACTGCCGGCCGAGATCCTGCAACTGCACCGGGACACCCAAAGATGAACAGGCTCAGGAAGGCGCCTAGATCGAGCCAGGAGGCGAGATCTGCACCTGGTTGGTACCAGGGTAGCCAGATGGTCTTCCGGAGCCTTGTAGAGGCTATAAACCGATCTGATCTCAAACCCAATCGAACATATGGATTTTGGACAGACCGGCAGCCAGGGGGTGGGGGTGGTCATGCTGCCTGGCTGGCGGGGGTGGGCAGGCTGATGCCTGGTGCCTGGCTGGCCAGAAAACGACCCCTTGCCCCCCCACCCCTCACCCTAGCGATGGGGGTACCCCC